ATACCTACATAACCAAACTTGCCAGGATTTTCTCTTTGAAGTACGGTTTTGTATGTTGTTGTATTAGAATAGTTTTGAAATTGAAACACATCTAAATGCAAAGCATTACTGTCTGTCATTGCAGCGCCAGAAGTAATCCAATAAGCAGATGCTAAATTTGGGTCAAACCCTGATATAGCGGTTGAACTTGTTTCAAGTCCTGCTAACAATGTATCACTGTATATGCTTGAAGTTCCGTTTACTGTCCAACTTCCACCACCTGATATTCCAGGTGGAACAGAATTTAGAATAAGAACTAAGTCGGTATATGTTTGTGGAATACTTCCAAGAGTAACGCTACCTGTGCTGCTAGTAACGGTGTTACTCATAATTGGAGTGTATGTACTGCCTGCTGCCATAGTTGATTACCCCTTAATTCCGTAGAGAGCAAATGATGAATACTGAGTAAATAAAGAACTATTAGCAGGAACAATTGAAATAGTACTAATGGCACTTGAACTATTCATCCAGACACCAGATGATTGTCCAACTCGCCCACCAAGAGTGCCATATTGCTGTCCATTGTGGTCAGTACCACCAAGAAGTCTTGTAGTTTTATTTTTGTTTGCAGAAGAATAATCAAAAATATCTAAAATAATAACTCCAAAATTTCCACCACCTACGGTTGTTCCAAGATGTCCGCTACCCATAAGTATTTTACTTTCGTTGTTTCCTGCAGATGCGTTGGCAGTAGAGCCATCGCCCCAAGCACGGTGATTTGAATAATTGCCACTAGTAGTATCTGAATTAAATGTCATATAGGCTTCGTCAATTCCGTAAGTTGTTCGATTTGTTTGTGCAAAAATACGAAGATGCAAATGTTTATATGTACCAGGAATTGAAGAAAATGTAATAGTTCCAGTTCCACCAGAACCTACAGTTTGAGTAGCAATAGATTCAAATGTACCTGGAACGGCGGATAACTTAGATGAAGCAATTGTTCCAAGAATTGGCATTAGGAAATATCTCCAATCACTGTAAATACATTTGATGCAGTACAAATAATTGTTGCTGCTGAGTATCTTGCTCGTAATATTGGTGCAACAGATGAAGCACCAGTTGATGTAATAGTTACACCAGAACCAGCAACAAAACTTGTAAGACCAACACCTATTGATTGAACATTTATTTGTTCGCCTGCTGCAAATACCGAAGGTGGAATAGTTATTACTACTGCAGCAGCATTTGATGATGTTACTAATTTACCTGAGTCAGCAGCAACTAATGTATAAGTAGTACCAGTTTGCGCATTAAATGCTAGGTTAATAAGTGGAGCAGTTAATGTTTTATTAGTTAGTGTTTGAGTACCAGTTAATGTAACTGCTCCAGTAATTGTATTACTTGCAGTATCAATTGTTTTGTTAGTCAGCGTCTGTGTACCAGTAAGTGTCGCCACTGTTGAGTCAATACTCAATGTAGCAGTGCCACTTGTGGCTGTGCCAGACAGACCTGTGCTGGCTGTTACCCCAGTTATATCTGCTAAAGCGTTATCCGCATTGGTTCTAGAACGAGTCATTAGGCTATATCTCCAATTACTAGGAAGGTATTAGATGCGGTACAAATAATTGTACCTGTTGAATATTGCGCCCTAAGTGTTGGGGCCGAAGATGTTGCACCAGTAGATACAATAGTTACTCCAGAACCTTGTGCTAGTGCTAATGCACCCGCGCCCATTCTAGCAATATGTATTTGCTGTCCCGCTGTAAAAACTGAAGGCGGTAAGGTAAGTGTTATTGCTCCAGCATTTGATAGAGTAACAAGTTTATTTGTATCTCCAGTTACTAATGTATAACTAGTTCCAGTCTGTGCATTAATAGTTAAATCAAGGGTAGATACTGCACTTAATGAAGCCCATTTAATCCCAGTAGTTTCAGTAGAGTCAGCAACTAAATACTGTCCATTAGTTCCTACCGCTAGTCTACCAACTGTGTCAGCGGCAGTACCTGCAAGTAAATCACCCTTAGCATCTATTGTGGTTACTGTTAAAGCATTTGCTATTGCAAGTGGGCTAAAGGCTAATACTTCTACTATATCACTTGCAGTCAAAGCAGTAAGACCAGTAATACTTGAACCAGTGGTGGCTGTGTAATCTCCACCTCTTGATAGCAATACACCGTTAAGATATACTTGCTCATAACCTACTGTGTAAGCAAGAGTTACTGAGTTATTATCTGCACCATTAAGTGTTGTCTCACCACCTGCTGCGGTTTTACTCCAACGAAGCACAGTAACACCTGAAGTAATATTACCCCAAGCAGTACCTGACCATACTTGCATAACAGCGGTTGTACTATTCCAATAAAGAGCACCAGTAGCCAAAACATTTCCATCATTATCTACAGATGGAGCAGATGCTTTAGCACCTAAGTATCTATCATCAAATGAATCATATGAGGCTGCAGCAGCAGTGGCAGCAGCAGAAGCAGTGGCAGCATCGGCTGCTACGGCAGAACTAATTGCATCTGCATAAGTTTTAGTTACTGCGTGTAGTCCAATCGTAGGAGCACCTGAAAGTGTTAACGCTCCAGTCATAGTTCCACCTGCAAGTGGTAACTTGGCTGCTAGGCTGTTAGTAACAGTAGTAGCAAATGATGCATCATCACCAAGTGCTGCAGCCAACTCATCAAGAGTATCTAAAGCACCAGGTGCTGCTGCAATAAGGTTAGTTATCTGTAAGTCTGTATATGCCTTTGTAGCCGCATCCTGTGCTAGTGTAGGGTCAGCAAGTCCTGTAATCTTTTGAGCATTAAGAGCAACTGATGCAGTAGGTGCAGCCATCTGGTCTAAACGAGATGTACGAACTTGTGTATCAAAGTTTGAAACTGTTGCAGCAAGTTGTGTACCAGTATGATTAGCGCGTGCAAATGGGTCAGCAGTTAACTTGGCTGCAGTAATAGTACCATCAGCAATATCTGCAGCGACAATAGTTCCATTTGCTATATCAGCAGATGTAATAGTTCCTGCAAGGTTTAACTTGCTATATGAAATAGCAGCAGAAGCATTAATATCTGCATTAAGAATAGTCCCGTCAAGTAACATTGTTGAAGTAACGGTTCCAGTATCTCCAGCAGTAATAGCGGTTCCTGAAATTTTTGTTTTGTCAATGGCTGCTGCTGAATTAATATCAGCATTAAGAATTGTACCATCCAAAATCATTGTGCTAGTTACTGTGCCAGTATCGCTGGTTTTTACCAAAGTAGCACTTGATGGAATTGTTGTTCCGTTGATGCTAGTTGCTGTTGCTACACCAAGAACGGGTGTAACCAGAGTTGGGCTAGTAGCAAGTACCAAAGAACCAGTACCTGTTTCATCGGTTACGGCTGCTGCTAGGTTTGCACTAGATGGAGTTCCAAGGAATGTAGCAACTCCAGTACCAAGTGAAGTAATACCAGTACCACCATTGGCTACTGGAAGAGTTCCAGTTACACCTGTTGTTAGTGGTAATCCAGTTGCATTGGTTAAAACACCAGATGCAGGTGTTCCTAATGCTGGAGTAGTTAAAGTTGGTGCAGTTAAAGTCTTGTTAGTTAGAGTCTGTGTGTTAGTTGTACCAACTACTGCACCTGTTGCACCGTGTCCAGTGGTTGCTTCAATATGAGTATTAGTCTCACTTAAGTCACGACCAATAACCATATGTCGGACAATTGCACCAGCAGAGTGGGCTACAGCAGTTGAGCCATCAATGGCTCTAGCAATAGTAAGCGTGTTACCAGATGCATAATTACTTACATCTACAATTTCTTCAAGAGCCGTATCAGGGTCAATGACAACGGTATAAGTTTCACCTACTGCGGGTGTCTTGCCACCCATGAGATTAGCACCAGAACCTACAGTCATAGTTGTATCACCAGAGGTAATACCACTACTCAATGTTGTCTGTTGTGCTCTGGACGAGTATTTTCTAGTTGTCATTTATCTGCCTATCAAAGGGAATAGTGGACGCGGATAGGATATTTGTCTTGCTGTTTCTTTATTTCTTCGTTTAGTCTTTGAGTAAACAAAGTATAAACTTGTCTAGTAAGTGATTGAGATGAACCATATGGACGCTTGGAGTCTGTCTCATCTGCTTGCGGACTAACCATTGACGCACGTGCTGGGTCAAGGTTAGACAGCAAACGATAGGTAGCACCAAGAATAACTAAGTCTTTGCAAGACTCAGGCAGACCAGTAGTGTCTGTGAATATATCTGCATTAGTAGAAAAAGAAGTTGGATTAGTAGAGTATACAATTTGAACAGTACGTCCTGAAGGGATGTAGTCATAGATAGATAAAGTCTGACCGCTGGTAAATGCGGTTGAGTTAGCATTACCATCAAAGCGGTAAGTACGAATAGGAATCCATTCTTTGCTTGAGCCTAAGGCTTGATATGCAACAGCAAGGATAGAGCGAATATCTAAAGTAGTACCAGTAGTGGGTAGTCTAAATGCTGAAACTGCAGAGTTAGATGTAATAGTAGTTGTCTTGGCTGCAAAGATAGATGAACCAATTGCACTAATAGTATCGTTAATTGCTCGTTTAATTACAAACCTAGGGAATGTAGGAGCAATAGTAACTTTAGTACCTGCTGTATGTGCAGCAAGAGTAGTGCCTAGATATGCTCTACCATAGGGAGCAATAGTTGCTGTGTTACCAACTCGGTCATAGTTATCTACCCAGAATAGTTCTTCATCAATCTCAACAATACCCTTGCCTACGCTATCGGTAGATGCAAGAGATAGAGTGATGGGTGCAGCAATAGTAGATGCAGTTGCTGTTACGTCTGCTGTAATATGAGTAGCACGGTCTTGCTGAAGTGTATAACCTGAAAGGTTAATAGAGACTTCATTAATCATATCCGTTAAAGTAGTCATTATACGTTTATGCTCCTTAGTGCTGCAACTGCAGATTTACCAGTAGTAGATGCAAGTTCATTGCAGATAGCATTAAGACCTTTGTATGCAGAAGGTTGACGAACAGCGCTGGCTTTATAGTTAAGGGCTGCAACTAAACCTAAACCAGTTGTGCCAGCATAACTATTTGCTGCACCCTGTTGTGCTTTGCCAGTTGTACCAGCAAGGCGATTGAGTTCTGCAGTAAGAGTGCTACCTTCTTTGCCTAATGCCATTAGTTATCCTTTTTTAGTAATGATTTTTTTACGTAAGGTTGCGCCTATTTTTATTTCTTTTTTATTAGGCAATCCTTTAGCATGCATTTTTCTATCGGCTTTCATATAAACAGATTTTTGAGCAGGAGTCATACCTTTAGTCATTTTTATATCTTGTTTTAATTCTGTTTTTGATGAACCATTTTTCATTATCTATACCCTGCCGTTTTCTTTGCAATTGATTTAGGTTGCTTTACAAATTGTTTACCTTTAGCATTGCCTACAGCCTTGGCTTTATTAGTTGCTGCTTTTTCTGCAGGACTTAAAGAAGACCAAGCAGCAGCAGGCAAATATCTTTTCTTACCTTTTGATGGTGTGCCGTCAGAGGTCTTCCACTTCTGTGCAGTCCAGTCTTTTAAAGACTTCTGAGATTTAGCCAATGCCATTACTTGTAACCTCCGCCTGCCTTCTTGTATTGAACAGCAAGCAATTGAGCCTTACGAGCAGACCATTCACCAGGGTCTCCACCCTTGGAACCAGCCTTAATTTTCTTAAACAAAGAAGCACGCATTCCTGGCTTGGTATAATTACCAGCAGCATTGACTGTAGATTTCTTCTTCATTTCTTTTTAGCCTTGTTTCTCTTAGAGATAGCAGCAGCCTTAGCCTTGGCATCAGCCTTAGAACTTGCTCCCCACGCATTAAGCGATAGAAGTAGTCTTGTTGGCGAGCCATCAGGCTTGCGCTCTGGTCCTGGCATTCCACCCATACGGGCTAGGAAAGATGCCCTACGTGGGTTGTCTCCAGCCTTTACAGGGGCTTTCAGAGTACCACCCTTATAAGATGCTCTGCCTTTGGCATTAAGCCCACCAGCAGGGTTTTTGCCTTCTTTACGTGTCCAGGCTGCTGTCATTATTTTTCCTTAGCCATACTTGTGAGTTTGATAATAAAACTTCTGATTCATCTTTGACTGCTCCTACAAAGGTATCTATTGACCAGCCTGGCTGGAACTCAATACCTCTAGGGTCTTCCCATAGGTAGTCATCAAATGCCATAATCCCGCCTGGCTTAAGTAATCTCCAAGCAAGCACGGCATCTTGTAGCACACCTTCTGCGGTGTGGTCTCCATCTATGTAGATAAAATCAAAAGTTGGTTCTTCAATAGAACGAAGAAACTCTTTGCTGTCCATCTTATATTTAATTACATTAGGTCGAAAGGCAATACGTGAATCGTATACACGCTCAACGTCTAACCAATCCATTTCTTTATGCTCTTCTTCATCTGAGCCAGTCCAAATATCTACATCTTCTAAGATTGAGTTTTTCTGGGTTAGTACGTTATCTACTAGCCATGCAGTTGCATCACCTGTAAAGGCACCAATCTGTAGAAACCTTAGACCCAACTTACCAGCAAGTGGTAGCAGTTGTGACTCAAAGTTTTGTTTTGCTGTCATCTCAAACCAGTTAGGATATTTAGTTTGCATAACCCTTACCTCTACTAAAAGCATCATAGTAGTTTTCATCCATATTAAATCGCTTCATATGTCCTACCGTTGCAGCGGTGTCACACCACAGAGGAATCTCTGCCTTGTTGACTACTGCAAAGAAGTAGATGTCTTCACCAGTGAACTGCTTGTTAGCACCCACTTCTGTAAAGAATGGAACTCCTGGCAATGCTTCTTTGATTCTTGTTATCACACTGCGGTGCATAAGGCAAAAGCCCATACCTGCAGCACTTACTTTAATAAAGGCATTTTTAGGTAGTGGGTCTAACCTTCTAATCCCAATACCAAACTCTGCTTCAGCAAACTCATAGACAGTTGCTAGTGGCTTCATCAATGGTTGCTCTGGTTCATTACTTGTAAAGTAAACACCAGTAAGCAATGGAATATCTACGGCATCTCTACGATTCCAAAGTTTAAGAAACTTTTCTGGAGTAATCATTATGTCCGAGTCAAGCCAGAGTAACCAATCAGATTTGTTATTGTCATACCAACGATTGACTAACATTTCTCGCTGTTGTGCTATCTGATTACCGTGGGCACGAAGTGAACCACAAAACTCTACGCCTGAGTTTATAATGGTGTCAACAACACCTTCCATAAACTTGCCATCTACCATACCATTGTCACACCAAGCGACTGCTAAGGTTTCTTTTTTTTGTTTAACCATTGTCCCCTGCTTTAACTATTTCTTGATTTGTTTATTAGTCTTATTGTCGTACTTACGACCTTGTAGGACTGCTCCTAGAAATTGACCTTGCTCTGCAGTCTGACGCTTATTTGCAGCACGAGCACGAGCATTTGCTCCTGGACGTACATCTGCACCCTTATTAAAAGCATCTTTGTATGCTCTGCCAAAATCAACAGCAGCACCAGCAACAGTTTTAGCGTAACTTACAATTGGCTTATAGACTGAAGACATATTTGAATGGTCTCCTGCAGAGTTACGTGTTTTAGCCATTACTTCTTCTTGCCCATCTTCTTCATTGTTGATTTACCCATAATCATTTTCTTACCAGTTTTCTTGGCTGCTTTTTTAGCCATAGCCTCACCTGCTGGTGTGTATGGAAACTTCATCTTTCCTACCATTGGCATTATTTCTTACCCTTCTTAGCAGTAGACTTCTTCATCATTTTCATACCAACTTTAGTTTCTCTTGCTTTTTCTTTCTTACCTTCTGGCTTTTTTAATTCTTTTTTCTTCATCAATACATTTTCAGTCTTCTCGTACATTGCGTATCCTGATTTTTCATTCTTTGTTGCCATTATTGTATTCCTGCTTCCTTGAGTTCCCGCATTACTGTGGCTGTTGGTTTATCTATCTTCTTTGCTTGTACCATTGTTCCGCCGTCATACGCTGTACCGAGTTTTTCAGATGCATCGTGTGCTGCTTCTATCTGTTTTCTTTTTGTACCATTAGGTTGAATACCCTGTGCTCTAGCACTACGATATGCTTCAAGTTCAGAGTTCCATTTCTTTTGAGTAGTGCCACTTGCATTGACATCGCCTCTAGCATCCCCTGCATTTAACTGCAAACCTTTAGCCTTACAGCCAAAACATTCACAATTCTTCTGACAAGGTTCTTTAGGTATAGGTAATGCAGTTATATCATATAGTGGTTCAGGTGATGTAGCATCACACTTAGTGCAACCCCATAACAAAACTATAGAATGCATTTGTCCATCTATTAAATTATATCCATCTTTAACAACTTTGCCTATATGGTCGCAATCCATTTTGTCCCTACTCTGTTGTGAAGTTAGCCGAAGTTACAATACCGTCAGCAATCATTGCCGTTCTAATAGCATCAGTAATTCCAGTATGTTGACATCCACCCATATAGTAAGCAGTATAAGTTGCTAACTCATCTTCGGTTGGATATTGCGTAAGTGAGTAGACACCACTGCTAAGTATAATGGTGTAACTCTTTGTGCGTTGCTTGAAGTGTGTGAACAAACGGTGACCACCAATGTGTCCTTGTTCCAAGGTTGGTGTTACGAGTGTGTACGTTGCCATTGTTCTCCTTAATGAACTTACCAAGAGGCAGGGTTTCCCCTGCCCCTCAGTCAATCAACTAAGCGACTGATGAACCGTTGAGAATACGATACAAGGCTGCTTCGCGGTAACGCTTAAAGCCAAGAACGCCGTACCAACCCATTGGGCGGAAACGCATCAACTGGTCAATTACTGGACCGATAACTACGTGTGGCTCTTCAGCAACGGCTTCAGCCATTGCTTCCTTGCCAGCAAGAATTGTGCGGTATACCTTGGCACTTGAAGCACCATCAGTATCGTTGAACATACGAGCAGACTCTACGAAGTAGGCTCCTTCATATGAACCAATTTCTCCAGCCCAAATGTTGTCATTTGAGTTGTACTCGTGAGGCAAACGCCATCCACCAGCACCAGTCTCAGCACGAAGGTCGTGTGAAACTTCTGGGTGAATACCACACCAGTACATTGAACCCTTACGAGGTACTGACAGACCTGAACGCAACTTAGCAACAGCCTTACGGATGTTAGCAGAAGTGATTGTATCTGTAGCAGCAATTGTTACTGTGTTAGTACGTGTACCACCGTAGATGACGTTTGTGCCACCACGAAGTTCAGTCTGTGCAACTGTATCAATTGAACCTGCAAGGTTGAATGCGATGATGTTAGCAATTGCTGGGTCTACATCAGCAAGGCTGAAGAGTTCCAAGGCACGTGTAACAAGGACAGAGTTACCATACTCAGCAAGAGTAATAGTAACTGATGTTGGAGCAGCAATCTGTACTGAGTCACGCTCAGTAGATTCTGTGAGTGCAGTTGTCTGTTCTGACAAATCTGCGTATAGTTGTAGGACTACGGTTGAGCCAGGGTTTGCTAACTTAGTGGGCTTCTTATCTGCAACACTACGAATTAGGGGTTCTGAACGCAACGCAAAGTCTAATAGTCGGTCATACGCCTTTTGGACGAGACCTGCACCACCAGCGGTACCAGCGAGATTGCCAGTAGAAGATGTATATGCATTAGCCATTGTTGTTCACCTCCTAAGGTGAGTTATGAAATTACTATGTGTTTACTGCTGTTGAGAGTAGATAATTGAGTTAAGTTCTTCTGCGGAAGCCGCATTATTAATTCGACTCAATAAATCTTCTGCTCGGTCAGGGCTTGTACCAAGTTGAGTAACCACATCTTGCTGCCGTAAGGCTGCTCGATTTAGTTCTTGTTCTTGATTTACCTCTGGCTTTGTTAATCCAAATAGGTCTCCATTATCTTCAAGCCAGGTATTAACTGACTCTTCAGTAATATCATCCAAATCTTTCAGGATTAATCGTTGTGCCTTTGGATTGACACCCTTCTGTTCTAGGACCTCTTTGACTGTACGCTCACGCTGCACCTTGGATAATCCCTCAAGTTGCTCAGTGAGTTCTTTGATACGCTTCTCATCGTTGCGCTTGGCTTTCCGTAACTTTTTAAGTAAGTCACTTCCATCCATCTGCACTTCGTTGTCGGTATCTAGTTCGTCTTCGTCTTCATCCCAGTAGTTGTTGCTCATAGCAACCCACCCTTCTATTCGTTTGAATCGCAAGCCTCAGATTCTAGTCGGGGAACTAGCCTGGCTCTTACTCCCAGTCTTATACGCTATGTGGGCTGGTCGGTCACATAGGAATCTATTTTATATTAAGCCTGCTGCTGATGATTTCTTTAAGTAACCAGTGCTGTATGCACCTGGTGCATTACCTGCGCTACCTTCAAAACTAGCACGTTCTTTAGAGGCTAAAATATTACGCTTGCGCTTTGCTGCATCACTAGCCTTAAGAAACTCTTCTTCTCCAGTTTGCTGTGTGTAAGCAATACCAGTCTCACCATATATGTCACCAAGTTTACTTGTTGCAGGTAAGACGCTTGCTAAGGAAGCATAGCCTTCAAGTGCACCAGAACGGTCAACACCATAATCAGCATAACCAAGTGACCTACTTGTATCAGTAAATCCTTGACCAAGTGCAGCAGCACCAATTTCAGATGCAGTTACCTTACGCTTTAATTCAGGTAAGTATTCTGTTGGGCTAAGGAAATAAGAAACTAAATCTTTATCCTCAAGAGTTGGATAGTAAGTTTTTAATTGCTTTATAATGTTTGCATCTGCATTCTTTACGCGGTCAACTGCAAGACCAATACGGTTCTTAGCCTCAATAGCAGAGATGTCGTTACCAATAAGAGTACCCATGCGCTCGCGTGTAGCAAGGTTTTGAACACCATACTCTCTAAAATATTGTCCATAATCTTTTTCTTGTTGAAGGTATTCACCTTCTGATAAAGCATTAAGTCCTGCTTTAACACGAGTTTCATTGCCAACAAAACGTTGCTTGTAAACTTTAAGATTACGCATACCAAGTATGGCAGCATTTGGTCCTACGTTAGGGTCAATAATTGATGACTCAATGTAGCCAGATAGTTCAGCAAGTTCAGCATCTGTAAAACCATATGAACGCATAGTGTCTTGCACTAATGCAAATGCATCACGTTTTTCTGCTTTTTCTGCTGCTGCTTTAGCAAGCGCTGCTTGCTCTGCATCATAACGGTCTTTGTTAGCGGCAGCGGTATCATCTGCTGCTTTAGTACCTGCTTGAAGAAGAAGTCTTTTACCACTTTTAGTTACTTGATAAATGTCACCAGTAACAGGGTCAGTATAAACACCGACTACAGGGTCGCTTGTATCTGGGTCTGGGTCGTTTGGGTTTTTAGTAACAACAATTGGTTCACCAATTTTACCAGTCTTAGGGTCAAACGTTCTGCCTAATTCAGCAGCAAGTTTTTTATTAGCAGCAATTTGCGCTGTTTGTTCTTTAGCAGCAGCACCTTGAGCAATTTTTGCAGCAGCCAAATCAGCGGCTGCTTGTTTAGCAGCGGCAGCCTGTTGTGCTTCTAATGCTTTAACTTGTGCTTCTAATTTAGCAGCAAGCGTTTGTGCTTGTGATACAACTGTTGCTGCTGGTGTAGGTTTTGCCTGAGCAGATGGTGAAGGAGTAGGTGTTGGCGTAGCCTTAGGTGTAGGAGTAGGTGTAGGTTTAGGAGCAGTTGCTGCTGCTCTTGCTGCATCTGCAGTCTTAGCAACAGGAGTTGGTGTTGGTTTAGGTGCTGCCATTATCCTACCTTGCCCCATGTCTTTAGTAGAGTATTAATAAAAGATGCTGCCATTTCATTAGCCTTTGGTGTTTTACGCCATTCTGGTTTAGCACGTACTCCAAGAATGAAATCATTGTTTGAAAAAATCTTGTCTCCACTAATTGCACTCTGTACGTCCTGGTCATAAATGTTTACGCTATTTTGAACTAACCCGTATTCATTTTCTTTTATACGTTGAAAGTTAGATGCAATATCAGTAACCTTTAATCCTTGGTCAATGTATGGTGCAAGAGTCTTAAACTTAATCTTGGCTGCTTGTTTAATACTATTAGCCTCTTGCTCTAGTCCAGTTGACATAGCATCAGGACTAATGCCTGTAGTTACACTGCCAGGCTTTACTGCTTTACGTGAACGATTAAGCAAATCAATATGAGTTAATTCAATACCATAGTCGGCTGCAACTGCACGCAGTTTGCCATATGACGCACCAATAAGTGCGCCTGCCTGCTCAAGGTCCTCAGAAGAGGTATTCATAATGCCAGTACTAATAACAGTTTTTTGTTTTGTTTTTGAGTCAGTTACTGTAGCACCATTAACAACTAAGCCAAGTCGCAAATCAAGACGGTCTTGTTCAGACATCTGTGTATATGCAACTGTTGTGCCAATAGTATTTCCAAATATATCGGTTGTACTAGTACCTGTACTTTGACGTGCTAATTCAGCCTTGTGCAGGCGTTGCCAGTATTCTTCACGTAATACTTTGACTTCATTTACAAGTGCAGGGTCTCCAACGTATTGCTTAACTGTACGGTCAAACTCAGCATACGCATCTTCTTTAACAGTAAGACCACTAGTACGTTGACTTTGGCTAGTTGGCATAGCCATTGGTGTACGACTTGTAACGTATGATTCAAAAGAATACATCTTCTTTTGTTTATTACCATTAGCAATTTCAACACCTGTATTAAAGTTATCTACAGACGCTTGAAGTAAAGAGTTCTTGATTGCTTGCTGGAATCCAATATCTTTATCAGTTATTGGACCAGCAGTAAGAGACTTTTTGTAATCACTGATACTTGGGTATAAATCTTTTAATTGTGTTTTGTAAATAGTGATATTAGCACGTGGAATGTTTTTAATGATACGTTCTACTTCTGCATCAATATCAGTTATAGTAAATCCAGTTTGTGTGCCTTCAGCATCAAACTTTGGAAGAACTACTACAGCCTTTGGCTGTGTATTTGTAGAAGTCGGACGTGCAGATACATAAGGCTGTTGTTGAACTCCGCCCATAGTACCGCCGCTATTTAAAGCATAAGAACCATCAGTAAACTTAGTATAATCTGTTATTGTGCCTGTAGGAAGTGGCTCAATAGGGTCAACATCACCTGTACCTAGTGCATTTACTGTAGAAGTAGGTGTTGGCTTCTTAGTACTTTTAGTTGAAGTAGGTTTAGGGGTAGGCTTAATAGCATTGTTTGCTGCAGTAGCAGGACTATATGATGAAGCCGCCGAAGGCGTTGGCTTTGGTGTTGGTTTTGGGCTTGCCATCTTTATCCCTTGCTCATTGCTACAGTTGGAGTTGTGTATACATCATCAATTAAAGGTTTGATAATGCTTTGATATGCTTCGGTTAGTGGAGCATTGCCTGCTGCAAAGTTCTTGAGATACTCAAGTCCTTCATCACGTACCTTGTTAATAGTTTCTTCACCATTAAATTGTGAACGTATATTGGCATCTTCTAATACCATTAACATACGGTTAGTTAATGCTGTCATCTGAGAGATTTGCAAACGCTGACCTTTAGGTAATTTATCAAAGTACTTAGGATTATTAACCATCTGGTCTAGGTGATTAAAGCGTGTGATTAACTCTTGGCGTGGAGTAATTGGATTAGTACCCAATTGAAGCGCCAATGCTGGATTAGCCTGCTTCATTGCAAATTTAATATCACGTGCCTGACGTAGTACCTCTGAACGATATGATGCACGATTGCGGTCTAGGTTATTAGGGTCATTAAACAATGCCTGAACCTGACGGTCTACATTATAGAAATCATTACGTGCACGAACTGTTGCTACATCAAGAAGATAACGCTTTAATACTCCACCATTATCATTAAATGGATTAGTCTTTCCAGGAATAATATCGGCTGCTTCAAGATACTTAACTACAGATGGGTCATACTTACCAATGTTTGGGGCAAATACCCAAGCAACATCTGGATAATCACGAAGTACTTCCGTGTTCTTCATGGTCCACAACTTAGTCTCTTTAGTATAAGAGATGGCTGCTTTAGCAGCCTTGTTGTTAGCACCAACTGTATAGATAAGTTTATCTGGATTAGACGCTGTAAACATTGATACTGCTGTACCAATAGGGTCATCCATATAATAGCCATACTTAGAGTTCACATCAAGAACAGCACGAAGTATATCGCTAAACTCTTGACGGAAACTAAGAACGCCTACTCTACGTAGTTCGTTTGGAAAGTTAGGGTCATTAGTACTGAGCATTGTAGGTACAATAGTATTAAAACCAATTTTAACAGCAAGAGTATTATGTACTGCGATACCTAAGCGGTCATAGTATTGCTGTACCTTTTCCGCATTTTCCCAGTCTTCTGGCTTCATTTTTGTGTTGCCAGAAATCTCTATGTTAGCGGCTGCTTGCATAAGTGTTGTAGCCTGAATACCAGTCTTATGTTCTGGGTCAAATTGTGCCCATGCGTTATTTAATAATACTGGAACTATTGAACGTGCCCAAGTAGTGTTATCTGAACCTGGACCAAGAACAATATTATCAATGTTATCAGCAAACTTAAGTATACCTTCGTTGTCTAATTCACGTCCCACTATATTAAACATAGCCTTTACTGCAAGTGCAGGTATAGCAATGGTAGGACCAGTAAGTGATGGAACACCCGCTGCATCATTATATGATGGGTTAAGCAAAGATATTTTTGCACTGTATTGATTCCACTGTGGCTGCTTAAAGAAGTCCCAATTACCACGTGCTAGATTAACTGCAGCCTTTACAGGGTCAGTTAATGCAGATAGTGCAGGGGCTACAAGCCCCCAGATAAGACCATCATTAGGAACCATTACATATTGATTACCCTTGTCATCTGTATACACAAGACCAGAACCTGACATTGATTGGCTCAAGTGACCTGTACGATAAATAACTTTATCAGGGTGTGCAATAATGTAACGTGAATAACGGCGAATATAATCTTCAGATGCGCGATAGAAACGTCCGACACCACGTAGATTCCACGCCATTTGTGTGCGTACATCTGGGTTATCAGCATACTTCATTAGTTCATCAGCAGCATTGTGCGTAGCACGACTATCAAAGTATAAGTCAGCCTGCAATCTAGCAGCATCTGGGTCTACATCACGTGCAATAAGGTCTCTAACCATTTGCATTTCGTCAGGCTGCATCTTACTACGCTGTTGCATTACCTTAATACCAAATGCATCAGCACGATATATGTCAGTAAGTTGCCTATCCATCTGCTTCCAGGGAATCTCGCCAAACTTCTTAAATGCACTTTCAGTGCTATCAATTAGTCCAGGAAAATCATACTGAGTTTTTAACATACCTTGGATTGGGAAGTCTTTAACTAATACTTCAAAATCCGCATAAGGCATTTTGCTAATATGATAAGAAGGAGACTTCATGCGTGCTTCATAAGCACGGCGAGCCTTCTCTGTATCAGCATTCTTAGGCAGTGGCTTACCTGCGTAGTCACGTAGGTACTCATCTGACTTTTGGAAGTTACTGCGCTTCTTAATCTTTTCAGCAGCATCATCTAATTTGCTTTTAACAGCGTCAAAGAGTGGACGATTAAATACTTCAGATGAACCATGGAATACAACATAGAGTTCACCCATGCTTTTGCGTACAATTGCATCTGTAATCTGTGAAGAAGATTTACCTGCTGCACGTAAACCAAATGTCTGTCCAAAACGACCATTAAATCGTTTGATAGATGTTAGTAGTTGTTCAACCTTAATAACTTTTTCATAATCTGTACCAGGATTAAGAATCTTTTCTACAACAGCCCATGAACCATCAGACTTTTTAGTCCAACCAATGAGTTCCATGATTTCATCTGTATAAGCAACACCATCAGCAGCGGTTTCAAGACCGTTATGCTTGATAAACAAAGAACCAAAGTCAATAACTGGACCGTATGATGTCTTAAATGTATTCTTACCAAAGTAACGGAAAAAAGCATCATAATGAACAGCAGTACGCTCTGATGTTGTTAGTAACATTTTTTCATCTGTAAGGTATGTTCCCATATCCTTACGACCCCACTCTTCAACAGCCTCTGTGAGTGGTGACTTGCCATACATTTCAGCCTGTACTGAACCATCAACCATAGTATTACCAAATGAACGTGCTACTTGTGACTGCACCATACCTTCAACGGCATGTGAGTTGTTCATAAGATGAGTTGCTAACCAGCGTTGTTCTTGTTCAGACAACTTCCCAGCATATTTTGCAATAACCATAGCACTTAAACGCTCTTCGTACGTTCCACCAAAGTATTCATCAGCAGAAACCAACTGTTGACGTTTAATAACTTTGCCGTTAGGCAAGGTATAACTAGCATCAACCATCTGAGGTTCTTGCATAGCACGGCGCATAGCAGGTGATACGTATTCTGCTGGGTTTTTACCAGCAACAGAAAGAAGTTTACTTTTTACAAGACCATAAGTTTCTGTACTACCACGATATGCAGCAACTGTGTTAGCAATTGCAGAGCCTTTGCCAGTCATAAAAGCAAAAATTGCAGTTGGATGTTGAGTTAATGCAGCAATTGTACCTTCATCAACAGCAGACTTAAGACCCAACTTAGGATATAGGGTTAACTTAGTCCAACCGTTCATAATCATCTGTGCCCAGGCAGCATTAGTCAACTCACCAATTCCAAAGTGACGGCGGAAGCCAGCATTTAATGTAACGTTGCTGTGTACCCATTCTGAAATTTCGTTAAAGTTAGGCATAGATACGCCTTCAGTGGTGTGCAGAATCTGACTTGGACCAGTTGGTACATCAATCATTCCATCAGAGATTAAATGCTTAGGCATTTGAATATCTGAGATAGGACCCATGCCCTTAATAGGGGCAAAGATAGATTCTAGCCATGCACGTTGTACATCTAAACCTTTAACAGTTGAGGCTAACCCTAACTTGTCTGTATAAAGTTTAAACATAGAGAATAACATATTGATACGTTCTTCTGGTGAAACACGTAGAAAGCGTTCAGTGAGCAAATTTGCTCGCAACTTATCGCCAACAATTACACGTGAGAAATCACGGAATGCTGCAGCAGATTTAACTACCATACCATCTTCGGTATAAATCATAACATTAGTTGGATGCTTAGACATTGCACTATTGTAAGCACTCTGCAATCTATTACCATTAGCAGTAAGAGATTGAATTACTTCATTTTGCTTAGGGTCTACAAGTTGGAACTCAGGACGATTAGCAAAGTACTTATCAAATGCTTTTGCACTTTCTAATACTTCTTCTGGAATAGGTTCTTTACCAGCAGCAACACGGCGTCCAACGCCGTTAAAGACTTGGTCAAATGCTTCTTTAATACCTGTAGTAATTTTACGTGTAGAACGTTCAATGGCTACATGATTCTCTGTGTAGTAATGCAATCCTTCTACACGACCAGAAATAATATAGTTCATGTATTCGCCTTGCTCAAAGAACTTAATCATTGTAGGCAAGTCTGTAATAGGAACTAATTTTTCTTGGTCGTTAAGAACCTTAGTATTAACAAGGAGGTCAAGAACACCTTCATTGTCATACTTAGGATAATCACGAGCAATACGCATACGGACAAGACCTGATTCAGCATCATTGGCTGTTTTACGTGCATTGCGTAGTGCAACAATTTCTTTTGCTAGTCCATCATGTAGTGATGACACTTGTGGGTCTGCAAATAAATCTATTACGCGAGTAGCGCTGTTATTTTTTCCAGCATTAACAAATGTTTCTGCAAGTTTTTCTGATTTAAGAGCAGCCTTAGTGCTACCACCAGTAAACCAAGTTAATGGGTCAACTACAATTTGATAGGCAAAGTTAATTGTACCTGAAGGAGAAACATATTTTTCATCAGAAAATGGGTTAGGGTTAGAAATAACCCATTTATCAATTTCTTTAGACTTTTCAAATGCTCGATATGCATCAGCATCTGCAACACCAGTAAGTGAGCCAAGTACTGTAGGGACAATTGCCCAAAGACTACCCTCTGATGGCGGGTGTTCTCTATTCATCCAGTTAGTAAAGTCGTTACCTGGGTTTACTTGACCAGCCTTGTGTTCCCCAAATGCTGTTTTCCAATCACTGCCATTCTCAGACATATTGCGAACAGCATTAATCATTGCATTATCTAGTGGACCGTACTCACGAATAATATCTCCTGGCTTTTTGCCATCAATAATTCCACGAATAAGATAACTCTTGGCTTTGCCATGTTTAATTTCAAGTTCTTCAAGCATCTTGCTATCCCACTGGTTATGCCCGTCCCAAGCATCTGACCAAGTTTTTGTTGAAAGAAGTTTTTTAAAATCTCCAGATGTTGGTTTAGCATCATCTAAAACATTAGATGCAATCTTATATGGAAGATTAATACCTTTGTAATAAAAATCAGCAACGTCAAATACCATACGAAATGGTTCAGTTACACCTTTAACAAGAGCAGTACCAATTTGTCCAAGAATACTTGGAGGTGCTTTTTGATAACCAGCACCTTCATTAATAAACATAAGACCTTGTTTAATTTGTGGCTCTAGTTTATTGTATGCTTTCCATGCTTTACCAGCATCAGTGATACGTGTAAGTTCACGGTCTTTGTTTAGGAGACGTTGAATGTTTTCTTGAATAGCACGTTCTTCTTGTGTTGGTTGTCCCGCAAGGGATGCCGCATACAGCGTTGGGTTTGCTGTTGCAAGAACGTTATTAACAGGCTGAGGTCTGGGCTGATTAGGATTTATCAGAGACATTACGCCAAATTGATTCTATTGTAGATAGCCTCTAGTTGACCTGATGAGTCATTCTTCATCATGTTATAGATAACAGATGCAGGGTCTGATGGTTGAATACCACGAATACCAGATAAATCTAAACCTGGTCCAGGACCATAATCTGCACCAGCAGAAATTGGTTCATCTGGAAATGCAGTAGGTGCATCTAAAGAAAGTAAGTCAGGCATACTTGGCATTCCTGCCATTGGTGCACCAGCCTGTTGGTCGTTTAATTCCTTGTTCTCACCGTATCCAAAACCTGTGTATTGCTGCATTGGCTGTGTCATACCATCCATTGCTCCGCCGTCCGTGCGTTGTGATAGTGCACCAGGACCTGATACAGGTGCTGGATTACTAGGCTGACGATAACCTCCACGTGCCATTACTCGTCCTCCTCATCCATGTATTTTCTAACATCATCTATTGTTGGTGGTGATTGCATCCAATCAGGATACGTCTGCTTTGCAGAAAGAATATACAAAGCGTTATCAACTGTAAATCCTGCTCTACGCAGTGATTTATAAAATTCGTGTAACTCAATTGCGTACTGGTCTAACTTTGAATAATTTTCATCAGCAACTGTTTTAACCTTCGTTATTTTTTTACGAGGTGTTGCCATGACTTACTCCTTAGACTTGTCGCTCTCTAGTTGTTTTTACTGCTGCTCTTGCTTCTCCTGCGCCAGAAAGACTTGAAAGCATTGTTTGCAAATCTGGTCTTCCTTGTGCTTGCGGTGGCATTGGAGGACCTCCTGCTGGCGGACCAGCGGGAGCAGGGGACATTTGCTCAACCGCATTAGTTGGTGCACCAACAGGAGGAACTTCTTGCTGCGGAGCAAAGGTTTCTTCTATTGCATCTTCTAATGCTTGTCCCTTTTGACGAGCCTTTATTACCGCAGCAATCTTACGAACTACATCTGATGCATCCTGACCTTGAGTAGCCATTTGTGGAATTGCTTGTGTATATGCCGTAAGTGAACCAAGTAGCGCAGAGCGCATATCTTCAATTTCAATTTTTTCTAATTCTTGTGTAACGTTAACAGTAAATGGTAATTCTCTCATAGCCATATCTCGGCTGATGAGTTTTCCTCCAAGTGCTTGAAGCATAAAGATAAGACCTTGTGCTGGGTTAAGACCAGCAAGCATGCCGTAACGAACATCAGCAGAATAGTCTTGTTTAATATCTTTGGTTGGTTTGTATGTAATTTCATAAGGTGAACCTGAATCTACTCCACGAATTGTTTTTTCTTCGGGATAAATCATTTCATCTACACAGAAGCAAAGGCTAATAATATCCCGAAGTGTCGCAGCAAAAATTGCTTGTGCAGATTTAACCTGTGTATCAAAGGCTCCCATAAGAGCCTGTACTCCTTGACCAGTAACAATAGAAGCATCTATGTTTCCAGTACGAGATTCAGGATAACGTGAACCAACACGTAGTTCTTGATTAAGAACCTGTTGTTCTGTAAATGCGCCTTGTGGTAAAGTAAGTTCTACGCGGCGTACACCTGCTGGGTTGGCTGTACGAATAACAGCATCTCCACCAAGCATGAGTTCTTGTACATCTTGTGGAAGTACGATAGGTGCTTGAACAGACTTTTCTGCTGCTTCCATTGCAAGTAATGCAAATCGGTTACGAAGTAATTGAATGCCAAGTACGTCATCAAACTGTCCACGCATTTCACCATCAATAGATGGCTTACGTGCAACAACGACCATCATCTTATTAAGTGGATTAGCAGCCTGAGAAAGAACTAGGTTGCTTCTACGTGGTACATAGATTATAGATTGGTCTTTGTCGTAGTAACGAACCATTTCAATAACAGCATTAAGGTCTTGCTTATATCCATCTGGTCCGAGTAATTCTCTATCATACTCTGGGAACTGAGATACTAGTTCACCGAGTGTCATAGAGTATCGTTTAGCAAATGCCACACAACGTCCATAGCGGTCAAACTCTGGGTAAGCCCCAATAGGATTTTCTATGCGGATACGTGGCAGTTTTGCTTCATCGTCTAATTCAATAATGAAAGGGACGAATCCATATGTTATATACCAGTCAGCACCTGAGTACATTTGTACTGCTAGGTCTGAGTGCTGGAAGTAGTTAGAAGCAATACGAGTACGCTTGTCAGCAAAACTACGAGCGCGGTCAGATACTTGATTGGCTGCAGAACAGTTAACCGCTGGAAGCGGAGCCATAACTTCAGACAAGTCACGTGCAACAATGTCAATAAAGTTTGCTACTACATTGGCATCTACGCCTTCTGGGAAGAAGTTAGGATATACCTGAGCAATCTTTCCTTTACGTACAGCAAGTACATCTAGGTTACGCGCATCACGTTCGTGACTGCGGTAACGCAAAGAATCAACTCTTGCCGTTACTTGTTCTATAGTTAACATTTAAACCCTATCCATATGTTTCGTGCCATTGGTCTGCAAAGGCATCATCTAAATTAACTGCATATCTTGTATTCATCTGTGCTTTAGTAGCCCAACGATTATTGAGATACTTAGATGTGTTACTACTAGACTGCATAAGTTCGCGGATGCGAATAACTGCAAACCACAATGCCATAACAGTATCTGTCTTGCCTTTAGTGTTAGGCTTCCAAGTCAACAGTTGTTGAGTAAGAGCCTTTATACCTTCGCTGCCTTCAGAAGAAGGAAGTTCTATAATGTTGTTCTTTTGGAACTTTTCTTCTCGGACCGTTCCAAACAGGTTAGACATTGACGCGACTCCAAAGGATGTGTCCCATTTGTTTTTGCCTGTGAAGTGAGCATCAAGGCGTACACCATATCCAGCAAGCCAGTTTCGTAACTCGTCATCAAGAGAGTAGGCTTTCTGATGAGCATTAATTTCAACTCGAAACTCTTGCGGTTTATATTTGATAACCAGTTCTTCAATAGTCGCCCTAATCTTTTGCGGTGTTGGTTCTGTCATGTTAATGCAATCGTTAATATAAATCTTGCCATCTGCACGATTGTATGTACAAACAACAAATGCAGCGTTACCTGCCATAGCAGGGTCAAATCCAATTACGACATAAGGTTCTATCTTTGGTGGATGTCCAGCAGCACCATCTTTTAGCGGTCCCCGCTTGCGCATCCCATTGGTCGCTCCCTGCACGAGTACTGGCGGGAATATTGAGTCTTCCATGATGTCTTCTTGTTGGTAGACAAGTGCCCATGTTGAGGGGGTGACTTCACTTCTTCGTCTGTTGAGGGTCTTGCCGTCCCACTTGGGGTAGAAGCCGTTTTCCTGAGGAGTGTCATCATCGCCATCCCACGGTACGTCCGACTCTTTCCAAAGCGTAACCCAGTCTTCTGGCTTCTCCGAATACTCCAGTACAGCAGGCATGCCCATATAAGTAAAGGGAGTCTTGCCACCTGACCAATGCTTCGGATTACGAAGTTCTTTATATAAATCATTTGCTGCAATTCGTGTCCCTACGACTAGCAATTTACCGTTCTTACCCAGACGGGTAATAACTTCCTTCTGCAGCCAGTTAATCTGCTGTTCCCACTCATGAGCGTTGGCTGTAGTTATACAGTCGTCAAGAATAATTAAGTCGGCACGTGCGCCGTAAATCTGACCGCCCATACCTAGTGCCTGGATGGTTGGGTCTTTCTCAGATGAGTTACGCGCATCGCCCCCAAGATAGACGGTATCGGTACGCCAAGTATCTGCGTCCTGTTTCCAGCCGCCCTCTGGACCATATGCGGTCTGCAGTTTGAGCCAACGTGGATGGGACAATCGTTGCTTGATAGCGTATACGAACTCGCGTGCCTTAGTAATCGTCTTTGATACCACAATGATGCGGATGTTGGGATTGAGGGCAATGCGGTAAGTTGGATAGTTCACCGTGACAACGGTGGACTTAGCGTGCTCAGGGGGCACGTTGATTAGGAGGCGGTTAGACTCTCCTGGCTCATATATAATATTTTTGTGATTCCATGATGGCTCGCGTCCCTCCAGAAGGTCAATCCAGTTCTGGTGGTGAGGGAAGACCGTCTGGTCAAAAAACATCTTGGAGAACTCCGCAAATGGGATAGACTCCTTTTGAACACCGAGGGCATCAAAGGATTGTTTGCTTCCTTCTTCCTTAGCCTCTTCAAGTGCCGTTGCAAATAATGGGTCTCTGACCATCCACTGACGGATAGTATCTGGCTTTTTGCCTATGGCAATCATAGCCGCTTGAGGGGAGACGCCCACCCTTACCTTCTCAAGAACTTGCTCCTTGGCTTGAGCCACACCCTTTGCTAAGTGGTGCTCGTTGCCAGATTTAAACCCAGCCATCCATCATCCCCTTGCTGAAGGCAGAGTTATCCCGCCGTATAGAAGTATATCTGTACAACAGTCTGTCACAGTAGAGGAAGGCTCTAAAAAGACTTCCTATTATATTTACTGTACATATATACTTAATCCGTTCAAACAGGTCAAACGAACTGTTTGGTAGTAAATAGTTTATTATTTAATAGAAACAGATAGATAACTACCCTCCAGTCACTATATACAGAAATATTTCTAAGTAGAGATACCTACATATACAGGCTGACAGATTAAAACACTAGGGGTCAGACTCCTAGATGTTCTAATCTGTACATACAGTCACTACTGGACGCAGTCTGCATAGTGATACTGTCTGTCGGGCTGTCGCCCAATAATAGATAGATACTGACGATGGACCTATCAGTATATATATACAGCCTAATGCCGAACAGGTTCTTCATTCGGACTTCCTATGAACAGCGTCTGCAAGCAGTTCTGTTCAGCCTCGGCGTCTGCGCCTCACAATGTCGGGCGTCTGCACGCTACGCTAAGCAGGTCCCTCCTTGTTCGACTGCAGTTCCTCGGTCCGCTAAATGCGGAAGGAAGCCTCATTCATAACCAAGCAGTTCTTTGCTGTCCTTGCAAGCAAGGTGCAAAGCGTCTGCTGTTCTATGTGTTTATCTATCCCATATCGCATGGGAAAGACAAAACATCTATGGCTGAGATTGTGCTATTCCGCTTAGCCAATACGCACCAGCCACTCGTCTATGGGACTCGTGCCTGGCTGTCTAAGCGGGTTGTGTTCGCTCCAAGCGTTACGGTGCACAGCCCCTCCACGCAATGCGCTCACCTAACACCACACACAGTCGGACGCACGCCACGGCTTTCGCTGGCTATCGCCAATATTGCTCAAGCCTACACTCGTAGCCTACCTCGCTCTGGCTCGGCTTCACGGCTACTCGCAAGCGTGCTGAACCTTACACCGCGCTGTCAAATCGGCATCAGCCGATTGTCGCCCTGACGTCTGGCTTTTCGCCAGACAGGGCAAGAGTGACAGCGGGATGTCGCGGTATCCCGACAGTATGTGCTGTTGATTTAACTACTGAAAGGCTACAAGATGAACGAAGTTACATACACACAGGACTCACTCTCAATCACTAATGTATGTTCGGAGTGCATAGCACAGGAACAACTTTGTGTTGAGTGCGTAGAAACTGCAGACGCTCGCCTCACAAACCTAGCGTATGAGGCGGCGTCCGAAGGTAACCTTATGTACAAGTCCCAATGGCTTGTGGATACAGAACCAAGCGGACACGACTGGACAGATAGGGAAGGTGAGTTCAAACTCCCTATCGTACTACTACAGGACGGTGGTGAACTTGATAATCTATGGGCACTTGATGACTACACACAGTCACAACGTGAGGTTATCTGCCAAGCATGTCACCTTGCTACACCTAAGATGTTCAACCAGTGCCAATCATGTGACAGCGTATTGGAACATAACGTCAGATAGTACAGACGTTACAGGTAGCCCTGTTGCCTACGGCAGGGCTACCTTCCACATAAAAACTAACTACTAAACAAGGAGAAACAACAGATGGAAATCAAGAACGAATATACAGTAACAGGTACACTCAAGAATATCCGTACATTCACAGGTTCTAAGGGTACACTCGCAACAGGTTGGCTTGACCAACGCACATACTCACGTCTGCCAGATGGTACAGCAGACCGCGCAGTCTACGTAGTAGGTATGAATATCGTAGCACTAGATGATTCTACAGTGGGTGACCTTGTAGACCTTGACAAAGGACGTCAAGGTAATGAGCACACACAGCAAGTAACACTAAAGGGTCGCATGATTACACGCTTTGACCGCCGTGACATTCCTGAAAAGCGTGCACCTCAGTTACAGTTTGAGGTCTTTGAAGTAAGCGTAAACTAAAAGACGGGAGGGTGGGTGGCTAAGACAGCACTCACTCTCCCTTTTTTTATTATGCGGGGGCATAAGGTAATCAAAAGCAACGGACAAGTCATCAACTATTAACCTACTACACAAGGAGAAGCAATGTATTTTTCAGTACTAGATATAACAGCAGTTATGATTGCACTCATAGTATCAATTACACTGATACTACTGACAGCAATGGCTAACCGTGACCTCATCAGACAAAACAGAAATCTTCGGGCACAGAACAAGCGACAAGTAGAACAGTGCCGTAACTTCCACAGTCCACGTCCATTCTAAGGAGAGAGTAATGAGCAAGTATGCAATAGAAGTAGAACTAGTAGGACATGATGGCAATGCGTTTGCCATTATGGGTAGAGTATCAAGCGCCCTTAAGAAAGCAGGCGCAAGCAAAGAAGAACTAGACCAGTACATGAAAGAGTCCATGTCTGGTGACTATGACAATCTAATCCGAGTAGCAACTGAATGGGTAGAGGTAGCATAATGACACTAACAATGACAATAAACGACCATCTCGTAGAGTTGGGTTCTCTAGTAGACAATCAAGCAACATCTGTCCAACGTGTAGGCGCACGGTTAGTTGAACAATACTTTGCATCATCAAGTACAGAACAAGATGATGAGGTTGTAGTCAACGTCTTGTATTATCTAACAGATATACAAGTACGTGACTATGCATTAGGCTTGATAGATACAAGCAAGTCAGATACAATTATACCTGCACTTGCACACCTATTAGAAAAAGCACCAACAAATACAGTATATATCAATGCACCAGCAGCACTGCTTGCTCAGTTGTATTATGAGCAAGGCAATAAAGCAGATGCATTCCTTATGCTAAGTAACTCACAACATGATTACTCATTAGCACAACTGTTGTATCGTGTGTTCTCATCAGGCATGCCAGCAGAAGGATTCGCTGAGATGCGTAAAGAACTACATCCTAAGGTAGTAGCAGGTATATTCGGAGAGGAAAACTAATGGCAAACTATGACGTACTATTTATGCATGACCATTTTGTATTAGTAACTACAATCATAATGGATAAAACAGATGACGAAGAAAGCATTGAACTAGCCGCACTTAAACGTTTGTCCGATGAATATGGTAATGAGTTTACGGAAATCATAAAGTCATGTAAGCAAGTAACAATTGAAAGACAACCAAGTGACATCCCTGATTTCGGTGACCCAGAAGATGCAGGTATTGACCGTGACTGATGACACAATGAAGATACGTGCTAAAGCAGCAAGTTATGCACAGTCATTTCTTGCTAACAAATACTATGAAGAGTACAAGGAATTGTATGACGCATATCTAATTAACCGTGGCGTAACTACACGTAGAGGTAGAGTTATGTCTGACGAAAGAGAACTAGTAAAGGAGTAATCATGGGGCTAGACATGTATCTATATGAAAAACAAACACATGAAATAGCATACTGGCGCAAGGCTAATGCTATTCATGGTTGGATTATCAGCAACGCTGGTTCAGTAGATAACTGCACACCTATTCATCTTACTAAGATGGACATTGTTCAGTTACGAGATGACTGCCAAAAAGTAATAGATGAAGGCACTCAAGAGACAGCACTAGAACTGCTGCCTCCTGTTGGTGGATTCTTCTTTGGCAGTACAGAAATAAATGATTGGTACTGGCAAGACGTTAAAGATACACTTGAGAAACTAAATACAATCATAGATGAAACAGTAGATGATGCTCAGTTTGAGTATCAGGCTAGTTGGTAAGGAGATAACATGAGTGAACCACAATACCTAGAAGGTGATGACTTTGCACTGAAGGATGAATGTGATGAGTGCGGTAACTTTATACACTCATGTGAGTGTGGCAATGAAGAACCTGACCGTATGTATGGAGACGAAGAGTAAAGGATAAGTATGCGACAACAATTAATACGCTATATATCTGTAGGAACTAGCCTTGTATTATCAGTTGCTTCCCTGATTGGTATACCTATTAAGGCTTATGCACTAAACAATCAACCCACATTAGAACCAAAAAAAGAAGTAAAGTTAATCCATGTATGGAATAAGTTTACATTAAAAGCATACGCCAAAGCATACATGAAAGAAACGTACCCTAAATGGGGACGCAATGAATGGTATGCACTAAACAAATTATGGGGTAAAGAATCTGCATGGGACCACACAGCAGACAACCCTACCTCTAGTGCATTTGGTATAGCACAAGTATTAAACACTGACCCTGAGACCCCAGCCCCCCTGCAAATTGCGAAGGGGCTGGAGTATATCGTTCACCGATACGACCTTCCATCAATTGCTTGGGCACATTGGAGAAAGAATGGTTGGTATTAATGAAGACATACTATAAAGTTACTTGCGATATACAGGTTGAAGCAAGTGATGATGACACTGCTATCTGGCTGCTACAAGATGCATGCCAGTTATATCCAGGTTTAAAGTTTGAACGCTGGATGTTTGTAGAAAAGGATGAGAGAAATGCAACTCAGTGAAGCATATCTAAGCAAGTCAGTAGAGAAGACACGTAAACAAGCATGGGTACAAGCAGGCACTGCGGTAAACGCAGGGTCTGCATCAGAAGCAGCACGACAGGCTGGACTAGACTGGAATGTAATGCTTGCAGATATGGAAGCAATTGTTTCCAACAAAGTCAATGAGTATGAGACAGTGACTGACCACTATCCAGTACCTAAACGACAGGCTGTTATCAAACTTGGTAAAGAAAATACCAATGAAGTTATAGGTGTAGTCGGTGACAAGTACAAGATTGTGCAGAACATGGAAGTGTTCTCTGCACTAGATACATTGGTTGACTCAGGTGATGCTCGTTATACAGCAGCAGGTGAGTACAACAATGGTGCAAACATCTGGATGGTAATGGAATTACCTATAGGTGTACAAGTAGCCAACGACCCACACGCTGCATTCTTATTGGTGCAGTCATCACATGATGGTTCATGTGCAGTACGCATACGTCCTATCATTGAGCGTTTATTCTGCGCTAATCAAATCAATCGCATCATCAAAGGTAAGCATAAGAACGCTTACACCTATGTTATGAAGCACACTACAAACTCTGAGTTGTCAGTCAATGACATTCGTAACATTACTCAGTTAACTTATGATTCTATTCAACAGTATGAAGTAGTAGCAGGTACGTTACTAAAACGTAAGGTTGATGAGCGTCAAGTTAAAAACATCTTCAAGTCTGTATGGTCATTACCATCAGAAGTAGAAGATGCACCCGACCATCTATTATCACAAGGTCAACGCCGTCAACGTACCATTGCACTTAATGGACGTGACTCAGCATGGAATATTTACAGCCAGTCACCTACACAGGAGAACATCAGAGGCACAGCCTTTGGTGCATGGCAAGCAGTCATTGAACATGCTGACCATTATGCTTCTGGTGGCTCTGACCGCCGTGCAATTGCCACCATCAGCGGACGTAATGACCGCATCAAGGACAAAGCCCTTGACTTAATCCTCGCATAACTTATATAATTAACTTCTTATTATATAAGGGACGTTTCACTGGGTTGTCCCGCCAGTGGCGAACACGGGACACACACAAACAACGAGAGGGAAACATGAACACAATCCAAGTAGTAAACTCAGTAGGACAAACAGTGAACTACACTGAATCTGAAATCAAAATGATTATAGATAACGGGGTTAGAAGTGCAGAGAGTTGCGTCCAACTCAGTGACAAAGTTAAAGATATTAAATACAAAGTCCGTGACTTTTTCAGTGAAGGTGAATGGCAAGATGGTGAAACAACAATCAGTAAAGGTGACGTCAACCTATTACTTGAATCCATCGGATGCAATAAACTTACAACACAATACAGTGGAACATTTACTATCACAGGTTCATTCACTGTAGAAGCAGAAGAAGAAGAAGAAGCAGAGTCCATGTTTACAGATAATGTAGATGTATCATTCAATGATGGTGACTATACTGTAGACCAAGTAGAAGTACACGACTTAGAAGAGGACAACTAATGAGTAAAGAACTGCAAGATTCATTAGACCGTATGGCTGAAGCAGCACAAGTAGTACTCGATGAAGTACTACAAAAAATAGAAGAAGATAAATAATGGCAGAGTACGTACCTTACAAACCATACAACGGTACTGCTGGCTGGTCAGGTACAGATACGTCTCAGCAGAGAGCGCTAGATAATATCCACTCTGGTCGGGAAGAAAACAACCAGCAGTTAGCGTTACGCATATTAAAAAACAGAGGCACTGAAGGTGCTACATGGAAAGAGTTAGCCATTGACACAGGCTGGCATCATGGCACAGCAAGCGGTGTACTATCAGTACTACACCAGTCAGGTGCAATCGTAAGATTGTATGCTGCACGCAATAGATGTAAGATTTATGTACATCAAAACTTTAAAGACCAAGTTAAACATGTGACGTATAAGAAACGAGAAAAACTTTGTCCGCATTGCGGGCATGACATCAATGCATAGCCGTCACGTATGCTATGATGGGGACAATCAGTGGGCGGTAGGTTTTGGCTCTCTCCTTGTCCTACCCCCACTGGTTACTTAATCAAAGGAGAAGTATGTCAGAAGTAGAAGTACCCAGAGATAGATACGGTAGACCTATGGTTGTTCCACCTAAAGGTGGTAAGCCAGTAGCCTACACACGCACTACTACAGTTGCAGGTTCATTAGATGATGGCACTGCACTAGTGGCATGGAAGTTACGCATGGCAGCAGCAGGTTTAACACTACGTCCTGACTTATTACTTGCAGCCAGTGCTGTAAGAGAAAACAAATTAGAGATGGATAAGTTAGTTGAAGATGCAATGGAAGCAGCAGGTGCTACTAAGCAAGCAACCATAGGCACAGCCATACATACACTTACAGAAAAACATGACAGAGGTATAGACTTAGGTGTAATCCCTGAGGATTATGTTGCTGACATACAAGCATATGATGCCGCAACTAAAGGCTTTGAAAATGTTTTTATCGAGCAGTTTTGTGTACTGGATAAGTTCAAGATTGCAGGTACACCTGACCGAGTAGTCAGATACAAAGGCGAGTTGTTTATCTCTGACCTAAAAACTGGTAGTATTTCCTACCCAAATAAAATTGCTATGCAGTTAGCGGTGTATGCAAACGGCTTGCCGTATGACCCCGCTACCGCAAGCCGTTCGGTATGGGGAGATGTTAATAAAGATAAAGGAATCATTGTCCATTTGCCAGCAGGCAGTGGCGAATGCACACTACATTTTGTTGACATCAAAGAAGGATGGAAAGGTATTCAATTAGCAATGAAGGTACGCGCCTTCAGAGATACCAAAAAGAAATTGGTAGAGAAACTTACTTGAAGTTATGCACTAGTTGCATTAGCACAGATGTTATACTCTATCAGTACGTTGAAACGGATACAGAATATGTATGCCGTTCTTGCGGGGTAATTACCACTATCAAGGAGAAACATGCACACAGAAGCACCAATCAGTATCACCGTTAAATCACCAGCAGGTTCATTGGTTACAGTTCGTGCGTCTAACGCAGAAGAACTGGACCAGACAGTAGCGCTAACACTTGCATCACTAGCATCTGCAACTGCAGAACTAGAAGCAGCAGTACGAGGTACTGCACCAGTTAACACAGCAGTACCAAACAACCCAGTAGTGGGTATGTTGGCTACACAATTAGGTGGAAGTGTATTGCCAGATACACCAATGCAATCAGGACCACCAGCATTTGTATCTCCAGGTGTAGGTGCACGTCAGTGCCCTCACGGTACAATGACACGCATCCACGGTTTGACAGGTAAGTTTGGTCCATACAAAGGACACTTCTGCCCTGCTAAGCAAGGAGACATGACTAAGTGCACAACAATTTATGTTAAGGCAGGCTCACCAGAGTTTGCTACATTTACAGCCGACCAAACAAAGGCATAACATGGAATTATGTATAGTCTGCAATGAAGACGCAGACTTTATATTAATTGACGGCGGTTATTACTACTGTTTCCAATGTATCCATGATGGAAAGGCGCAATGAAAACACTACGCCGTAGTATCGGTAAGCCAGAGGTGGGGGGAGAACCATTACCCCCACCTTTTCAGGCTTTCCAACGTGAAGGTATCATCCTGCGTAGAGCAGAAGTTACAGTCATAGCAGGTACTCCAGGCGCAGGTAAGTCATCTATTGCATTGCATATCGCAGCAAGACTGAAACAACCAACACTTTACTTCTCTGCCGATACCAATGCACATACAATGGCAATGCGTTTGCTTGCTATGAAAGCCAAGATAACTCAGCAAGATGCTGAGTACATGATTAAGACCAAGCCAGAAACAGCAGAACATTATCTGCGTGAGTTTTCTGGTATGTACTGGTCGTTTGAACCTAGCCCTACACTAAAAGATTTAGATGAAGAAGTATCAGCATTTGAAACTATGTGGGGCAGAAGCCCTACTCTTATAGTTGTAGATAATCTTATGGACATAGCCATTGATGGACATGAAGAGTTTGCAGGTATGCGTGCAGTTATGAAAGAGTTAAAGTATTTAGCACGTGATACCAATGCAGCAGTACTAGTCTTACACCATACCCAAGAAGGAGCACAAGGTTATCCTTGTCAGCCACGTTCAGCACTACAAGGTAAGGTTGCACAGATACCAGCAATGGTACTTACAGTAGGTCAGATGATACATGGAGTAGACACATACTTGTGTGTAGCCCCAGTTAAAAATCGTTATGGTAAGGCTGACCCAACAGGGGCAACTTACCTTACGCTATCATTTGACCCAGCCAAAATGCATCTGGAAGATGTAGTCCGAGATAGCACACAGATGGAGATGAAAGTATAATGCCAAAGTATAGAGTTACATACTCACAATATAAAGTTAAAGTTATCCGTGCTTCTTCATTAGCAATAGCAGAAGAACGTGCAAAGAAAGCAGAGACAGGACGTTGGGAACTAACAGAAGTTAGAGACGAACCTAACGAATGAGTAGTGCAGCCAAAGCCAAAGGCTCAGGAGCAGAACGAGATGTAGTTAAGTATCTCAAAGAATGGTTTCCTTATGTAGATAGGCGATTGGCTGGTGCTACGTTAGACAAAGGTGACATCTCAGGTATACCTGGAGTTACAATTGAAATCAAAAACCACGCGACAATGAAGTTGTCAGAGTGGACAGAAGAGTTGATAGTCGAGATGGCTAACGACAAGGCATGGACAGGCGTGGTGTGGCATAAGCGCAAGGGTAGGGGAAGTCCTGGCGATTGGTATTGCACCATGCCTGCTCATGTATGGGTAGACTTACTAAGGAGAGCACTAAAAAATGAAAGTAAAATGTAATTGGTGCACAGCAAAACTTGATGATGAATACTTAGAAGATGTTTGCCCTAAGTGTGACCAGATAGGTTACCTTATGGATATAAATGGATAAGCCAAGCATTGAAGAGTATCTTCATTACATAGGCGCAGCCACCCCAGCAATGGGTGGTGGCTGGCGCAAGATGAAGTGTCCATTTCATAACGACAGTCATGCATCAGCAGCAGTTAACTATGATAAGAATGCTTTTATCTGCCACGGATGTGGCGTAAAGGGTGATGTATATTCCCTAATAATGTACAAAGAAGGTGGTGATTATCGTGAGGCTCTCAAGTTTGCAGCGTCAGTTCTTACTACAGGCAACACAGAGATACGCGAGCAAGATAGAACTCGCAAGGGATTATCTATTAAGCCGTCATCTCTCGGTAGAAGAGGCAAACACATTTCACTTGGGGGTGGTAGAAGACCCACTTCCAGGACATGAGGCGTACAAAGGACGCCTTGCTATTCCATACATTACACCATCAGGTGTAGTTGATATTAGATTCCGTGCAATGGGTAACGAAGACCCTAAGTATATGGGATTAGTTGGTGCTAAAACTACTATGTTTAACACACAGGCTTGCTTTGTAGCAGATAAATATATTTGCGTAACCGAAGGTGAGTTTGATTGTATTATGATGTCAGTTAAAACTATGCATCCAACTATAGGTATTCCAGGTGCTAACAATTGGAAGCCACATTACGCTAAGATACTAGATGACTTTGATGTTGTTATAGTTCTTGCTGACGGAGACCCAGCAGGTCTTGAGTTTGGCAAGAAGATTAGTAGAGAACTAGGTAATGTAAACATTATCTCTATGCCAGATGGCGAAGACGTAAACAGCATGATGATAAAGATGGGGAGTGAATGGCTTGACGGACGAATCAAAGAATGTGTTACCCCTGGACAGTAAGTTCTGGGACTTTGCTAGGACAAGTGAGTTTAGTATTGCAATACCAGTATCAGACAAGAAGTTATTAAATATTGTAGGTGCGCTTGAAGATATATACCACACCATAGATACAGACCCAGAAGAATCAAAAGAATGTTTGATTATGTTAGGGGCTATCTTTGTATCCTCTAGTATGGGCAAGGCAGATGAAGTATGGGAAGAGTTTGCAGTACGTGAGTCAATGCAGTCCTTTGACCGAGACATTAAGGAGATACTAGATGAAAAACCTTGAAGATGCTAAAGGAATTACAATAGAATTACTTACAATTATGTACAAGAAACACCAAGATTATGGTCCAATGAACATAGCAGGAGCACCAGGCGGTGCTATGAATGGGCTACGTGTACGTATGTATGACAAGTTGGCACGGCTATCCCACCTTGGAGATACCGACACGCCCAACTACGAAAGCATAGAAGATACACTGATTGACCTTGCAAACTATGCCATAATCGGGTTACTAGTCCAACGTGGACAATGGGAAGGTTTACCCAATTTAAATGGCAAAACAAAAACGAGTAGTAGTCCTCAGCGACCTACAAATACCGTATCAAAATAACACAGCAGTCCAAGCAACATTAGATTTTATTCAGTATTATAAACCAGATGAACTCTGGTGTGTGGGTGATGAACTAGATGCACCCGAACCTAGCCGTTGGAACAAAGGCATGGCTGGTGAGTATGCAGAAACATTGCAAGAAAGTATTGATTTAACTCACCAGATTATGCGCAACTATCGCGCAGCGCTAGGTAAGAAACCATTTTATATTCAACGCAGCAATCACACTGACCGCATAGATACATACATGCGCAAGTATGCACCTGCATTCATGTCACTCAAGTCATTAGAGATTGAACAGTTACTTGGCTATGACAAGTTAGGTATTACTTACTTGCATAAGATGCATGAGTTGATGCCTGGTTGGGTAATGGCACACGGAGATGAAGGCGCACTTAATCGTGCACCAGGTGCTACTGCATTAAACTTAGCAAAACGTTTAGGCAAGTCAGTTGTATGTGGACACACGCATCGCGTGGGCTTGCAGCATGAAACAACTGGCTTTTATGGCAAGACACATACACTGTATGGTCTTGAAGTTGGACACATGATGGACATCAAGCAAGCAAGTTACCTTACATCAGGTAGTGCCAACTGGCAAACAGGTATTGGTATCCTTGTACAAAATGGTACAAAAGTAACACCATTTGCTGTGCCAATTGTTAATGGTGAGGTAATCATTCCTTAATGAATTACATTGAAGATTATAATGATTTAGTACAAACACTTGCTGCAGAATATGCAAGACGCTACACAATGGTGGAGCGTGATGACATAGGGCAAGAGTTGTGGGTATGGTTTGCAGGACACCCGCGTAAGTACAAAGAGTGGTCTGAGTTAGAACAAAAAGACCGAGATAAACTTATCGCTAAATCACTACGTAATGCAGCGCTTAAGTTCTGCGAGAGAGAGAAAGCAAAAAAAATTGGGTACGATATGTCTGATTTGTACTACTATGACGTGTCAGTTATAGAGGTTTTCTTGCCTTCAATCATTGGAGAATCCTATGAGATACCTACAAAGATTAAAGATTTAGGTGGAACAGTCAAGACATCTGAGATTTCAGATGGTAACAATTGGTTATCATTAAGGTCTGACATAGCATCAGGTTACTACAAATTATCTGAAGCAAAACAAAACATATTACGTTTACGATTTAGTATAGAACAACCCGACTGGATATTACTTGCAAAAGATATGGACAGCACACCTGATGGTGCACGTATGAAAGTGCAACGTGCAATCAATTCTCTTATAAAAAATTTGGGTGGATGGAGACCACAAACAGATGAGGACTCTAGAGTTGAATGACTTAAGGGGTACACCTACATTTGCATGTATATGTGGTTGTCTTATGTTTGAGATTACTGTTATGTGGGATATGGAAACAAGAGAAGTTACATGGTATGACCTTGCTCAGAAGTGCAAGGATTGCGGAACTATAACAACAGCACCAACGCCAATGGATTGGAGAGATTGCGAGTAATGCCTAAGTATGATTTTAAATGCGAACTATGCACTGAGATTATAGAAACAAGTGAGAATGTACCACCAGTATGTACCACTTGTAATGGAACCATGACACGTGTATGGTCTAGTGTAGCCGTTAAGTTTAACGGCAGTGGATTTTATTCAACAGGAGGATAGATGTACAAACCTAGTGATACCCCTAATTGTGAATCAACAGACACTAATTTATTTTTTGTACCAGATGGAAGTGGTACTTATCCAGAAGTCAAAGCACTTAGAAAGATTTGTGGAGCATGTGTAGTACAAAAAGAATGTCTTGATTATGCACTTAAGTATAATGTAATGGGTTACTGGGGTAACACTACTGAAAACCAACGCCATAAGATGCGGCGAAGACTTGGTATAGTTTCAATACCAATGTACCTTACCTACCAATAGAAAAAAACCCCCGTCAGGTAGGTTAAAGTACCTGAACGGGGGCTTCTTGTCTCTATCGGGCTGCTATAGCCCTAAAAAGGGTATTACTTTGAACCGCGACCAAAGTCAGCAGCAGATGGGTCTAGCCATTTAAGTACAGGACCAGCCACGCCAGCGAGTGCAGCAGCAGCAAGAGTCTTTGGATTAGTTTCGCCAGTCATATAGATAGCGACCACGGCAGCAGCCGCAGCACGGAACCAAGATAGTGCTAGTTGTTTGAATTGCTCCATTGTATCCTCCTAGGGGATTAGGGCTTTGCCCTGTGTAACTTACAGCAGGTGCAAACTTCGGTCTTATATGCTTTCTTTGCAGGTATAGAACTTAAGGCTGCAACAATTTGATTAACAGTTTTAGGTGTATTCATCCACCAGAACCAAGGGCTTGTGTCATTACCCATTCCATCATTGATTGAAATATGTAGGTGTTTAGTGTGTTGATTACTACCCGTGTACTTACGGTTGCCTTCTTTAGCACGTTCGGCTGACCAGATTTTGCCCTGAAATATTAAATACTTAACTCGCTTGTCTTCCTTTAATTTCTGGAAGATATCAACACAATCAATCCCATTGTCAGGGTCATGTGTTATATCAACAGCCAACCCTGTATTGTGGTCTGATGTTGGACTTTGTTTCATATGCGCTGCTGATGGTAGTAATCCATCGCTTGCTTTCTTGCGCTTAGGGCGCAATGCTGTTGCTTGACGTAGTACTGCTATAGCAGCAGGTGTTGCTTTACTCATCGTCATCATCTTCCCAATCAGCAGGGTCTACATTAGGTGTTGGTAATCCCCAACCTGGGTCAGGAACTATAGGTGTAAATCCCATAAATGCCATTATGCTTTCTCACATAACATTTTATAAATATCATCCACACGATTTTCAACACGGTTCAACCTATCGGAAACACTGCTCCCACCATTGGGTTTAAGTTCTGCTAAATAGTGTTTAACCATCCAACGAATCATAATTGCAAATGCTCCTACAAGGGATGTGATTGATAGGGCAAATGCAGCCCAATCTTGTGGTGTCATGATGTTATACCGTTCTGATAGTTATGTTAATAACCCCACCAAAGCCATCAAAACGCTTATCAGGTGGTGTCATACGACTGAATGTAACTTGCTGTATTACTGCTTGCTGTGATTCTCCTGTTGTCAGGTCTTGCCAAGTCAGAACATCGCCTGTCTTTTCAATCTCTTCTAACAATTGTATACGAGCATATGCTCTGCCATCATAGCCAACTACAGTATTAAATCTGTCAGTTTCTATATCAAAACAATAAACAGGGAACTGAATAATACGTTGACGTGGTGTAGCAATAGTTGCTTTAGCCTGATAACCTTTAAAGGTTGGACCAGTAGTAGTATCTGTAGTATCACGAGTAAGTGTAAACTTATATGCAAGAAACTCTTGGGCTAGTTCGGGTTGACTTGTTGTTACTTCTACTGCTGCTACATTTGAATTATAAGTAATATGGTCGTATTGTGTTTCATTACCATTTGCACCTGTAGCCAAAGATGAAGAAGTAAACTCACCAGATATAAATGTGCCACGAGCAACAAGACGTTTATAGTTTTTAGGTTCTAATGTAGAAAATCTAATCTTACCTGTAGTTATAGAACCAGATGATGCTAAAACTGTAGTTGACTGAATGGCTATGCCATTACTGCCTGATGTAGTAAAGGCTATCTGGTCTGTATTGCCTACAAAATCTACAGTAGTAGCATAACCAGTAGCAGTACTAAGATAAGCATCTTTAGCATAAGCAAAGCGCAATGATTCAATTTCTGAACCTAAGTCAATACGATATAAACCAGCACAATTATTAACTGTACCTGCAGCCCATACAAATCTATCGCGGAAAGCAAAGTCACGGACACCATTAGTATCTTCAAATAAAAGCGGACCATAAGATAAATCACCAGCAGTAGTAGCACCTTCTGAGATACTAGCCACACGCATACCTTTATTAGTACCTATCATTAGGTAACCAAGATACGACTCAATCTTATAAACTATCTCACCAATGGGCAGTTGTGCTGCTACAATCCCTGATGTCAGGGTAGGCATAGAACCGCCAGCAGATAGAACAAACTTGTAGATAGCAGAGTTACCGCCAAGGTAACCAGCGGCATAGATAGCAGAACCGCCTTCAGAAATAGATGACCAAACCCAATCCGCATTAGGATGTGTGTATATAGGTGTAGGCAAGGCACGTGATGTGCCTTTAGTACCAGTTAATTCATAAACACTAGGTCCAACACAAGCAACCAAACGTTGCTTTGCCCAAGCAAGAGTTACTCGTTCACTGCCAGTTGCATAATATTCTGTGTACCCAGATGTAGGTGTTGCAATTTCTCCTGAATAAATATGGTCGTTGTCAGCAACGAACAAGTGTGCTCCATCAGTTGCAATTGCTAGTGTAGCCGTATCTAATCCAGCAGTAACTACGTGTGTGTAAGCAACAGCAGTACCACTAGCAGTGTAATTATTAATAGTTGTATTTGCTGGTGTCCAAGCAACAAGTTTATTAGTTGAGCCATCTACAACAGAGATAAGTTTATAAACACCAGTTGTAACACCAGTCATATTGGCTGTCTCTTTAAGAAGAGTAACCTGTCCCTTAGTCCATACATCTACATTGTCTGAGTCAGTAAAGCGATGAGCAACTGATTCACCTGCAGATGGGTCATAAAACTTAATACCTGTGCCATTATGAAAAGAAGACTGACTTCTTAGCCACCAACCAGTAAGTGATTGCTCACCTGGTTCTGTCCCAATATCTGATTGGTCTTTACTAAATGGTGCAGTCTGACGAATGTATGGTCTAGTATCATTGATAGCATAAAAGAATGGCAAGCCACCTACTGCTACATCATATGCTTCATTAGTATTTTGCCAAGTAGAAGTAGATGAAACAATACCTAAATCAATAGCAATAGCACGACCAATGCTGGCAGTTGCGGAGCCTCTACCTTCGGTTATATCTCTTGTTGCCACTATTGCTCCTTAATACGGTAGTAAATCTGCTTCATCTATTGCATCGTCAATTGTGCGAGTATGTTCTTTAGAACAACTACCACATTGCTTGCACATTAAAGAACGATTGTTGCTGCTTCTTCTTCGGTAAGCGGTGTACCTGCTACCAACTTAGTCTTAGCAGATAGTTTGAGTGCAGCCTTTGCTTCTGCTGCTGCTTCTGATGCTGCAAAACGTGCTGTTGCTTTTGCAATATCTACTTTACGTTGTGCAATTTCTTCCGCTGTAAAAGGGCGCTCAGTTACTTCGCCTGTTGTGCAATTTATTTCAGTTGCAATTAGTGTTTCTGTCATTGTGTTGCTCCTTAGTTATTAGGGTGTGTTAGAAATACCATAAAGGTATGCGTTTGTATATTGTAAAAATGAATTAACATCAGGTTTAAGAGTAACTCTAGTTATTGCTGCCGTGCTTTGCCATATTCCTGAAAGAAGGTGCGAATAAGAGGTTGTTGCATTTGTTTCCATTGTTCCATTTACTTGAAAAGATTTATACCTTGAAGTATTTGTATAATTAGCAATGTAAATTTCATTATTGCTAAATGTACCTGATGTTGATGTATTGCCACAAATAATACCAGAGTACCCAGTGTTTTCAGTTCCTGTGGTTGGTGTTGCATTGCCAGGACTTTGTATCCATCTTACTGGAGAGTTATATGCTGTTCCATTAAAACTTGTATACAAGTAATCAAGAGTGCTTGAATTATTTGAACGAGCAGATAACTTTATGCAAAGGTCTGTATATGTACTTGGTATTGAAGTAAAATCAATAGTAGAAGAACCACCGCTGCCAACATTAACTGCAGCAATAAGTGTATATGTATCTGCCATAGTTATGCCGCCTTAATTCCATATAGTGTGAGTGTAGAACCAGCAAGAAAATTATTTGTTTGAGTAACAGTAATAGATGTTATTGCCGATGTACTTCTTATTAAGTGCGCCCATATACCTACATAACCAAACTTGCCAGGATTTTCTCTTTGAAGTACGGTTTTGTATGTTGTTGTATTAGAATAGTTTTGAAATTGAAACACATCTAAATGCAAAGCATTACTGTCTGTCATTGCA